CAAGCTTGGAGGCGCTTCTGGTAGTCCCGCACCGATTATGTCGGAGCGAGCTTATATGGACCTGGCTAAAAGTAACCTTCAGTCACGGGACATTATCCTTGATATTGCGGAAGCCACTAGGGAGACCGGTAACTTCGATGCTATTGTTAACGGATTCCGTTATACAAAAGAGCAGATGTCAAAGGCAGCATTTGAGATCTATAAAGATATTATTGCTGCTGATAGCACTGAAGACGTAGCTAAGTTGTTCCTTAACAATAGAGATGTAAAGACTATCCTTGATGGTCGTAAGATCTCCTATGTTAATGACATTCAAGCTGAAGGTATTGCTTATGCAATGCGTGACCTGACTGATAAGTATCTTGGTCGTGTTGCTACTGAGACTTCTGCACGAGCAATGGATACCGTTGGTCGTGAGATCTCTGATATTTCTGAAGGATTTAAGGCTCTTCCTGAAGCTGCTGATTATGATCGTTTCACTGAGATGATTGCTGATCGCATTGGCTTCCTGATGTCTGAGTATTCACTCAATAAGTACATCGCTGGTTGGGCGCTTAAGAACCAAGACCGTTGGGCACAGATGGTTCAGAAGTCTGGTGATCCAGAAGCCAGCCTTAGGGAACTTACTCAACAGTTTGACCTTCGTATGCAAGATGCCACCAAGCGTGGTCAGAGCTACCGAGACATGATCATTAAGGTTGCTCAAGAACGTCCTGATGCAGCACAAGCTCTTATTGATGCGTTTGCTGTTACCAAAGGTGATGTAGACACTATTGATAAGCTGATGAAGTGGAGTGCTCAACAGCTGAGCCCCATGGGTCTTCTTAAGGGCAGTAGTGATGGCCTTAATGCCTTTGCTCAAGGTGTATGGTCAGTACGTTATAACAATACCTTGTCTGGTATTTCTGCTCTTCGGGCTATTACTGCTAACGAAGTAAGCCTCCTGTTGCGTCCCATCAATTCTATTATGGGTACAGGCATCGGGATGGTGATGGGTCGTAATACTGTTGATGACCTACAGAAAGCCTTCTACACCCATGGCTCTGTTCTTGACGTAAAACGTAAGGCACTTAAAGATTCTTGGGATACATTCAAAGGGCTTTGGAACAACGGTAAATGGGGTAATGACTTTAGTATGGATGCTAAGTCGTTGGCTCGTGCTGACCTTGTTACTGACTACAACCCTTCTGTGTGGGATACCCTTGGTAACATGGAGAAGGTGTGGGAAAAAGAAGGTAACTTTGGCCGTCTTTATCAGTACCGCTTTGCTCGTGCATTGTATGACCTTGGTAACTGGCGCTGGTTTAAGTACGGTACTAATGCTTTGATTAGTGCTGATGCTTACGTTCAGACGAACATTGCTTCTCAACTGGCTCGTTCACGTGCTTGGGAAGAAGTGGCTAGTATTGGTTACAAAGGTGGAGAGCTGGCAGAACACATGAAGAAGGCTACCAAGATGGCCTACGACGAAATGTTTGATTCTGCCGGTAACTTGACTGATCAAGCAGCTAGGTACGCTACTGGTGAAGTTGCAATGAACTTTGATGACCATACGTCATCTTGGTTGAGTATGGGTGTCAATAAACTTCCGCTCATTAAACCGTTCTTCATGTTCCCCAAGACCGGTGTTAATGGTGCTAAGATGGCTATGTCTTATACACCTCTTGCTACACTGCCTGGCACTTCTCGCTATGCTAAGGTACTGTGGGCAGGGGATGATATTGATAAGATCAAAGCTGCACTGCTTGAGCACAACATTGACTATGATCTTGTGCCCAATGGTATGGAGATCTTTAAGGGCCTTGAAGCTGAGTATCGGGGTCGTGTAGCCTTTGGTGGTCTACTTGCATCTAGCATGATTGGCTATGCTATGGGTGGTAATATCCGTGGTAATGGCCCTGTTAATGCTGCTGAGCGGAAGAAGCTTCGTGATAACTTCAACTGGCAACCTAAAACTATCAACATTGGTGGTAAGTGGGTTAGCTATGCTGGTTATGAGCCACTTGATACTGTGTTGACTTTGGTTGGTGACCTGGCTTATTACTCTCGGGATATTGGTTCTACTTTGTTTGAAGACTACCAAAGCAAATTGGCTTGGACTTTTGCTGCTACCTTTGTTAATAAGACATGGGTTGCCGGTCTTGAGCCTCTTGTAGCCTTTGCTTCGGGTGATCAAACCGCTGTTAGTCGGTTCCTTGCTAATGAAGTGCGTTCTATGATTCCTTTGTCTGGTGCCCTTGGTGTTGCAGCTAATGCAGTGTCCAGTTCCCAGAAGGACATCTACAATGACTTTGTTGGTTATGTCAAGAACCGTATCCCTGGTCTCAATAAAGAGCTTCCTGAACAGATTGACATTTACACCGGTAAGGCACTTAATGATATTGATAACCCAATCCTTCGTGGTTTGAATGCCATTAATCCTGTTAAGATCAGTGATGGCACAGAGAAGTGGAGGCAGTGGATTATCGATAGTGGTTGGGATGGTGTCCAAATGATTCGTAAAGATTCAACTGGCAACCATGAATACACACCAGCTGAACGTGAAATCCTCTATCGCTATATTGGTGAACAACAGATCTGGAAAGAGTTCGACAAACTAAGTCGCAATAAAAAGTACAACGATCAACTTGACCGTATTCGTGCAATGCGTGTTGAAGGTCGTCCGCAAGATGAAATCAATGCTGCTCAATCTGAGGTATATTCTGTCATGAATCAAATCATGATGAATGCTCAGAAGTCTGCAGAGCTTCGTCTTCAGAACGAGAATCAACCGATGTGGAATGCTATCCAAGAATCTATCAGGAATAAGAGCTATATGCAGCAAGGTCGTATTGATGATGCTGCTCGTGCTGCAGACCGCCGTAAAGCACAAATTGAACAATTAACTCAAATGTACAGGTAACCTTTAATGGCTGTTACTGAGAATACTTATACAGGGAACGGTTCAACCGTTCTCTATTCCTTTACTTTTCCATACTTAGCTACCACTGATATTAAAGTTAGTGTCAATGGTACCCTCACAACTGCATACACCCTAGCCAACGCCACTACTGTTCAATTTAATGTCGCTCCTGCTAATGGTGCAGCTATTAGGATCTATCGAGCAACAAATGATGCGTCAGCAAAGGCCACCTTCTTTTCTGGTAGTTCAATCCGTGCTCAAGACTTGAATGATAACTTCACTCAAGGTATTTATATTGCACAGGAAACTGCTAACTTTGCTGCTGCTACGGATGCTTCTGCTATTCAAGCAACGGCTAATACGGCACTAGCAAACTCTAATACTGCCATTACTACGGCTAATGCTGCTAGCGCAACAGCTAACGGTATCGCAAGTACAGCCAATACTGCTCTTAGTAACTCTAACGCTGCAGTTAGTACAGCAAATACTGCCAATTCAACTGCTAATACGGCCAATAGTAATGCTACTTCTGCTTTAGCTGTTGCTAATGCTGCCTTGCCAAAAGCTGGCGGTACGATGACTGGTAACATTACTTTTAATACTGGTCAGACATTTCCTGATGTATTGCCACTTACTGGTGGAACCCTTACTGGCGATCTGATTGTTCCAAGCCTTAACGGTGGGCCGTTGGCTGGGTCCAGGAACCGCATCATCAACGGGGATATGCGGATTGATCAGCGAGCTACGGTCGCAACCACCAATAGTGCATACACTGTAGACCGCTGGCAGTTGGGTTTTGCCACTACAGGCGCTGTGCAATCTGCTCAAAGTAGCGATGGACCTAACGGCTTCCCCAATTCGTTGTTGTTTGACGTAACAACAGCCGATACCAGCATTGCCGCTGGTGAATATAGTGTTTTAACTCAATATATTGAAGGCTTGAACACGTCAGATCTTGCCTGGGGATCTGCGTCGGCTCAAACCGTAACGTTATCTTTTTGGGTTAAATCAACAACAACAGGCACTTATTGTGTTTCTTTTCGTAATTCTGCCAATAATAGGTCTTACATCGCTACTTACTCAGTCGCCTCTGCTAATACTTGGGAGTACAAAACCATCACCGTAGCTGGTGATACCTCTGGTACTTGGTTGACCACGAACGGCGTTGGGATTTCTATTGCGTTTTGCTTTGCTGTTGGATCCACATTCCAAACAACTGCAGGCGCTTGGCAGGCTGGCAACTTTCTAGGCTCTTCCGCGCAGGTTAACTTGCTAGCATCAGCATCTAACGAAATCCGCATCACCGGCGTCCAACTAGAACCCGGAACCGTCGCCACCCCGTTTGAACGACGCAGTTATGGGCAAGAGCTGGCGTTGTGTCAGAGGTATTACGAAACAGGGTTTCTTCGTACAGACGCGTATGGAGCAGGAGCCGGCAGAATTTCCAGCACGTTTGCATATAAGGCATCAAAACGCGCAAACCCGACAGTCGCGTTTGTTTCGCCAGGTTACTCAAACGCCTCGGGAATAACGCTTGACGCTGCCTCGGACAATAGTGCGTTTAATGCCTACGCAACTGTTACTACTACAGGCGGCACAGCGTATTCAACTAACTTCACGGCCTCAGCGGAGCTGTAACCCATGACCTACCAACTCACCACCGGCGACACCATCCTTCGCCTCTTTGACAACGCCTTCATCCCCCCAGACCCCGCCAACACCGACTACGCCGCCTATCTGGCTTGGCTCGATGAAGGCAACACCCCCTTGCCTGCCCCTGAACCTGAACCCGCCCCAGTGCTCACCACTGAGCAGAAGCTTAATGCTGCTGGATTAACGGTAGCAGAACTAAAGGAACTGTTCGGGCTTACATAATACTCATTAAGTAAAATGATCACCATCTTTGGAGTCAAGGTCTCGCTTGAGGCCTTGGCTTTTTTTATTCTCTTTCTTGCGTCTGAGTACATTGGACTCAATAAGAAGCTTCGTTCTAACACTGTGACTCAGTTCGTTGTGCGGGCTGCACGTCTTGCTCGACCCTTCCGTAAGGAAGACGACAAGATCTCTCAAATCAAAAAGATTCTTCGCGGGTAATCAACGATGTCTACCACAATTAATCTTCCTAACGGTCGGTATGTCGATAGTGTTGAGCCTTTAGGTATTCCAACTGTTGCTCGGCAACTTAGTGCTACTACTACTTCACAGAATACTGCTCTTACTGCTAATGTTTCACGTATTAGCATTCGTGCTCGTGGCTGTGATATTCGCTATGTTGTTGGTGTTGGCGCTCAAACTGCTAACGCTTCCACAAGCCATTTCATTGCCAATGGTGAGCGTCTAGATATTGCTGTTCCCTTTAACGCTAATATTGCTGTAATCCGTGAAACAGGGGCTACTGTGAACGGATCATTGGCTGTTACTGAGCTTACCTAAGATGAGACTAGCTGGAACCAAGCTGGCGGCAAATCATCAATATCGAGGGTTTGGTGACCAGCTTTATGATCTCTCTGGTGAGAGACCTTCTCTTGATCTTAACTTTGCAAGCACTAAGTCTCTTGTTGATTCGGCAACTAGCACTACTCCTGTCACCTTCACCCGCGCCAGCAGCGGCACCTACGTCGATAGCCAGGGTGTGATCAGAACGGCGACGACGAATTTGTTGCTGAGGAGTGAGGAGTTTGGTACGACGTGGGCCACATCAAGTTCAACTATCTCACCAGACGCATCTATTGCCCCAAACGGCACAACCACTGCCGATCTTCTTTATCCATCGACGTCTGGCACTTTCAGGATTGTATTCCAGGGGGGTGCAACTGCAAATCTTGTCTGGACGACATCGGTTTATGCCAAGTCGGCAGGGATGAATTGGATTGTGCTCGGCACAAATACCAATACCGCTGACTGTGCATGGTTTAACTTGAACACGGGAACAATAGGTACAAAAGGAGCAAACATAACGAGTCACTCCATTACAGGGGTTGGCAACGGCTGGTATAGGTGTGCTATTACGTTCACGGCCAACGTAAATCGTTCGCATATGATAGCCGTAACAGATTCAGACAATACGGCTACCGCTACTGCTTCGGGAACCTCCGGCATCCTGATCTGGGGCGCCCAACTAAAGCAATCCAGCACGGTCGGTGAATACATCCCCACCACCAGCACGATCAACTCAGCACCACGCTTCGACCATAACCCCACGACGGGCGAAAGCCTTGGGTTGTTGGTGGAGGAGCAGAGGACGAACCTTTGCCCGCAGTCTGAAGACTTTAGTGCCAATCAGGCCAGCGACAATGTATCCATTTCTGCCAATCAGATTGCTGCACCAGATGGGACAGTTGCCGCCGACTTGGTTACTTCAACACTGGCTGGTAGCTCTAATACCTGTTGGGTGCAGCAAATAGCATCTATTGCCGCATCTGCATCCACATATACGTCATCATTTTATGCTAAGCAGGGAACATCGCCTAGCGTTACGTTAAATGTCGCATTTACTGGCGGAACCTATACCGAGATTTTTGTAAGATTTGATTTTTCGACTAAATCAGTTTCCATTGGCGGAGGTGGCGCTGGTGCTGCTACTGCCGGGTATCAGCAATTGCAAAACGGGTGGTTCAGAATTTGGGCGGCTTTTCCTAATAACAATACTGGAACTGCAATTACTCATCGCATTTATACGCGAAGCGAGGGAGCAACAAATGTTGTAGGAGACTCGGTGTACTTGTGGGGTCGAATGACGGAAGCCGGAGCCTTCCCTACCAGCTACATCCCCACCACCACTGCAACAGCCACCCGCAGTGCAGACGTGGCCAGTATTACGGGGGCGAACTTCAGCCCCTGGTATCGGCAGGATGAGGGGACGGTGTTTGCAGAAACTCAACTAGCAACCAACAGAAATTACAGTGGAACATTTAGGCACTTAATGCAAGCCACTCCAGCCAGCAATAACGACAGTGCTGTTGGCTTATTTGTAAATAGTGCAAATCAATTCTCCTTGCAAGTTCGTAACAATAACGCAAATCAAGCTGTTATTGACACCGGAACAAACTCCGGCCTAACGCATCGAGTGGCTGGCGTTTATAAGGTTGATGACTTTGCTATTTCTGCAAACGGTGGCTCTGCTGCAGTTGACATTTCAGGCTCAGCTCCAACTACAACAGCAATTTCTCAGATGACGATTGGAGGAGTTAGAGATGGAAATACATTAGGTATTTTGAACGGCACCATCCGCCGCCTCACCTACTGGCCACAACGCCTCCCTAACTCCACCCTGCAGCAGATCACGCAATGACACACTTTATTCGCTTTCCGGACGCTGAAACCGGCATGAAAGCCCTAGATGATGCAGGGCTATTGGATGGTGACCTGCAGTTCATCACCGCTTCCCACAACCACGCTCTGGATGTAATCGGCGAGATCCAACGTGGCGGTGAATGGGACGAAAAAGGCAACGTCATCACACCCCCGACTACTCTTGACGGCTGGCACGTCAACTACAGCGGTGAGCTGCCTGAGGGGTGGGAGGAGTTTGTGGTGACGCCTGAAAATCCTGTAAGAATCTTCCTCTAATACTATGGTACTGCTGCAAGTAAAGCAGTATTACCCACAGACAGATAGTGCAACAGGTCACGGAGATCGGATGTGCTTTAGCTCAACATGCGCTATGGCTATTAAGTATCTCCGTCCTGATGCGCTTAAGGGTAGTAATGCTGATGATGATTATTTAAGAACAGTTCTAAAATACGGAGACACTACTTCTTCAACAAGTCAAATCAAAGCCTGTCAGCAGTACGGTGTGTTCGCTTCCTTTTACACCAAAGGAACACGCCAAACCTTGATCAATGAACTCAAGGCAGGCTTTCCCGTAGCCACTGGCATCCTTCATAAAGGTCACGTCTCTAACCCCGTTGGTGGTGGACATTGGATGCTCCTCATTGGTGATGAGGGAGACAAGGGTGTCTTCCATGATCCCTACGGTGAGATGGATAACGTCAACGGTGGCTATGTCACGATTGGACGTGGCGGTAAGGACGTTCGCTATACCTGGCGTAACTGGCTCCCACGTTGGGAGGTAGAAGGCAAAGGTACTGGTTGGTTTATGACCTTCCGCCCAGTACAGCAGACTCAACCTATTACTCGCGTTGAAAACAACTGGAAGGGAGTCAAAGCTGCTGCTAAAACAGCTGGGGCTAAGTTTCCTGAAGTAGTCGCTGCTCAGTGGGCTCTCGAATCAGGTTACGGTAAACATACCTCTGGTAAGAATAACTATTTTGGCCTGAAGGGTGAAGGCTCCGATCGTGAAACCAAAGAGTTTATTAATGGCCAGTGGGTGACCATTAAGGCTGGTTTTATTGACTTCCCAGACCTACAGACCTGCGTTACTTATTTAGTAGATCGTTGGTACAGGGACTACAAACAGTATAAGGGCGTTAACCGCGCAAGTTCTCCTGAAGAATGTGCTCGCCTTTTGGTACGTGAGGGGTATGCAACTGACCCTCAATATGCTGAAAAACTAATTAAACTACTTCGGGAGAATGATTGAAGCCGCTGTATCTGCTGCTATTGCTGCAATAACTGCAATGGTAGCCCTTACCACACGACTCAACAATAAGATCGTGGAAGTTGATTCACGTATCGATAAAGTAGAACTCCGTGTTGCTGAGAACTACGTTCAAAAACAAGAGCTATCGACTGCTCTTCAAAAGATGGAGGATCACATGATCCGCATTGAAAACAAACTAGATCAAATAGCTCTTAGAAATGGCTAAGACTAAAGCCACAGAAGACATGTTCAATGAGTTGCACAACGCTGTGACTCAAGAACTTCTTAATCGGATTAACTCAGGTGAAGCCAGTACTGCTGATCTTAAAGCTGCCTGTGATTGGCTTGCTAAAAATGACATTAGTGGTGTTGCTTATGAAGGCAACCCTCTTGATAAGCTGGCCACCATACTTCCTAAGGTAGACCCTGAACTTATACAGAAGAGGCTGTATGGCAAGTCGCACGTCTAAATTTTACAAGGACAATCCAGAAGCTAGGGCCAAACGTCTGAAGTACCAAAAGAAGTACAACAAACAAAGTATGCAAATACAGAAGCGAGTTGAACTTAATAAAATCAACAGGCAGAAAGGTACCTACGGTAATGGTGATGGGATGGATGTTTCCCACACCAAAGATGGCTCTACCGTTATGGAAGCCCAATCTAAAAATCGAGCCCGGAATCGGGGCAAAAAATAAGATGATATGACTCCCTTACTACCGAGTCCTGATCACTATCTCCACAACCTTATAACGATGACAAGTCCTGAAGCTAAGCGTCTTTGGAGACGCGCTATTAAGGAGCACTTTAATTGTCAATGTGTCTACTGCGGAGAAACTTATGAATTACACGAACTTACTCTCGATCATGTTAAACCAAAATGCTATGGAGGAGAAGACCTCACCTCAAACCTTGTACCTAGCTGCTGGCAGTGTAATCAGAACAAAGGTAGTAATAACTGGCTTCAATGGATGAGAGATA